GCCCCCGGACGTGTTAGTGTTGACCATTCAGTCATTTTCCATTCGCTAACCTTCATAACATCGTTTTCAATGATGTATTTGATTGGAGACACACGGACAGAATGCTGTAATGTCATCCCGTTTTCTGCAAACAATAGGTAATCCGAAAAGGTATCTTTTGCAATCTGCTTGTCTAGGTTAAATTTTCCTGTCGCTATTGCCCCCGTCATGTCTTCTTCTAATGCCAGCGTAACCCCCAAAGATTTCTCCCATTCATGATTCAATAGCCACCACATTTTTTTAAGACGCTCTGAAAATGTTTTTCTGAATGAACCGGGTAAACTCATCTCATCGTAAGAATCCTGAACATTGAATTTATTAATGTATGCTCTCACAATGCCTTTTGATTGATCAATATCAATTATAGGTGCAACAAACGCTTTTACCCGTTCGATTTTATTCGTCTCCATCTTCTTCTGTATTATTTGGTTCAACTGTTGGTTTGATAGGTTCGGGTTTCGTTATTTCATTAAACTCAGGTTCGTTGACTGTTGGAAATTCCATTATTTCTAGTGCCTGATTTTTACTTATCAGTTTTTTATCAATCATCAAACCCAAGTAGTTTATTTCTGCCTGTTTGCTTTCGGCATGGGTTTTCTTGTCTATCTGTAAGGCATCAATACCTGAATAGTCTACTTCCAGCCATTCATTCCTAAGGTGTATTTTTGCATCAATTGAAATGCTTGTAAGGATCAATGACATTAATGGCTCGATGCAATTTGTGTAAAACACTTTTTGCGCCTCTTTATAATTATTATAAGTCGTATTGCCCTTACTGTTAAAAAGAATATCGGGAACGGCAAATTGATTACAAAGCTGTGCGAATTCCTGTGCGGTCAATTCGATTGGCATAAATTCATTGACAGGACTGTCCATTCTGTTCCATTTGAGGTCCGCCAATGTAGTCATGATTGCTCGTCTGCTGCCTGTTGTTCCAAAATCTTCATTTATCCGACGCTCAACATTTTCGATGATATCCTGATACATCATAGGGTCGAGTTCGTTTTGTTTTGCAGCCCTAGAAATGAATCCAAGCGCACCCTTAGCAGATAAGATAGTGTTTATGGTGTCGTATACATTTGCCAGCACATTGATTGATCTGGTAGCGGCATACAATTTCGATGCACCATAATAATAATTTTTCCCCACCTTATTTGGATTGGCCTTCCTGACATGGATAACCTCTTCAATCTTTAATTGTTTTAAATTGCCTGCATCTATCAATTTCTTATACCCTATAACAGGATTATCATTTACATCTTTTGTCAAAATAGGTGAGCCATATTGATCTTGCGTATATTGAGGGATAACGAATATACGATTAGAACCCTCAACTGTATATTTTGTTGGATATTCAAATCCGGGGGTTATACCCTTTAGCAAAAACAAATTACCATGAATGAGAACCTGTTTTACAGCATCATCAAAATCTATCTTATCAACAGTTTTTAGCAATTCTGTTTCAGGCAATGGCTTCTTTTTACCATTCGATTGATACCGATAATGTTTGATTGGTAGTTTTGCGCAGTTTTCGGCAATGTAGTTGATCAGGCTATTGACCTGCGATACCGTTTCGTAAAATTTCAAAAGAGTATCAGAATTATATGGCTGAGATTTATTGTTGATATTGAAATACCCTGTTATATATTCGGGAATTTTCGCATTTAAAAGCGTCATGAAATTACTTTCTGCCTTTGTTCTTTCGGTTGTATCAGGTTGCTCGACCTGAACGGAGTTTGATTTTTTACGTGAAAATAAACCCATTTGTAAATATATTTAAGGCAAATTTAAGAAAAAAATATATTAATATTCAAATATCTTTTATTATAACAAAAAAACTACTTTTTTCTAGTAGTTAGTTATTTTTTGAATCCGGCTATATAACCCCAAATTCTTACTTCGTTAAATTTCCCCTTAAAATTGAAAGAATGAATTATATCCTGAACACAAAATCGAACAAACTTATTGTGATACGGTTTTTCTATATCACTGCAATCACAAAGGAAATCAATAAAATCATCTTTTAGCGGGATGTGTTTTGCTTTATAAAGCATTCCAAGTTCAATATCTTGTTCATTTTCTGTTATGTAAATAGATAAAATCATAGCATTAGTTTTAATATGTTTATGATCAAAGTTATTACTTTTTTCTAGTCAACCAAAATAGCAAACGATACACCAAAGCATCGGTTATGTCAGGAGAATGACCTATTAACTGTTTAACTTCTGATTTTGGCATGATCTTTAGTTTCTCGCCAACTTCACTACTTCGCCTTATTGCTCCGATTTCTTTAATTAACCTATCTTTTAGATTTGTTTCCACGGAGGCGGTAAAATAAATTGCACTGCTATTGACCAATTCAGCAAACAAATAGTAAAGTTGAGTTTTTAAATTATAGTATGCCTTATCTAGTGCAGGCGAACCATTGTTTAATCCAACTGCACCAGATAAAAATGTCCTCAAATGGTGTCCAATTCCATCAGCATCATACACTATATTTGATCTTGGTATCCTATATTTTACAGTAAGACGTTCAAATTCATTAATTAAAGGCGTGAAGTCTACTTTGTTAATCCATTCACCAGATAACGTTTGAGTACTTACCGGCTTTGAAGCGTTCTTTATTACTGACAATTCGATAATCTTCAATCCGGACCAAACAGCGCACACAAATGAATCATTCGTAATGGCAATATCAGAAGATATAAACATTTCACCGTCTTCTACAAAACTATTGGTAAAAATGTCCATTATCTTGTCATAAGTGATCATACAGCTACCATCATCATCATAGTCAAACATACCCATTAACAACCGTTGCCTTTTAATTGGGTCGCTTATCTTTTCAAGGTTTTGCCGGTACTCGTCTGGTAACTTTGGGTTGTCAGTTTGTAATGATTGGATAAAACCGTAATCTTTTGGCATTTCATTTTTTACATACGGATCATAAAAATAGTCTTTTAACCAGTTTTTTTTCGGGTTGGCGGTTATAAGTATCTTTGACTTTAGGTTATACTCAACATTCAAATGTCTGCCTATGCGGGACTTTAGCACGTCAAAGGCATCGAAGTGCACCTCTCCTGCTTCTTCAATCCACCCACCCGTATATTCCTTTGAACCAAATCTTTCAAACAATGGGTCTTTTTGCGGGTAAAATGATAAGTCAAGAAACAATACTTTAGAACCATTGTTGAATATTATTGAATTGTCCCCAAATTTCCAACCGGTGAACCCGTATGCTTTGCACATTTTCGACCATGTGATTAATACGCTCTCCCTTGTATCGGTTAATGAATCCCTACCAATAAAGTAGCGCACACCCGGATGAGTAAAACAACAATCATAAATCCAATAACAACCCAACCATGACTTACCCCCACCGGCCGCACCACCGAAAAATAAAAAAGTTAGTTCATCATTGTAAACTAACTCTCTGAATGCTTTTTTTTGTGTGTCTGAAAGTATCATTTTATTGATTCTCTGAATGCTTTTAGTGCTTCGTGTGTTTCAGTTTGTAAATTTATTTCGCCTGAATGCTCTATTTTTGAACTATCACCATACTTTTTGGGGTGCAATTTGGATAAAAGCCACTTACGGGTGTCGACTCTCAGCCTATCCCTGTTAATTACATTATGGTTAGTAATCGGAATACCCTCATCATTAATTACAATGTCATCTTCTGTCGCGTCACAAATGGACAATATTTCATCTGCCATTTTTTCGGCTCTTAACTCGGTTGCATACGCGTATTGCTTACCTAACTCAGCGTCTTCTGATATCCATTGCAGGAATAATCTATTAGAAGGTAAATTTTCTCTATTTTTACTAAGTATATACCGTACGCTTTCACCTTCTGATATTCTTTCTATTATTTCAGAAAATGCCTTTTGTTTTACTTCGCCTGTCCATTCAAAAGGTCGTGCCATTATATCAAATTAAAGTTTTTCATTATATCCCATATTTTTCATAAAACTCATTAAAATGCAAGTCCTCAGGCAAAGGTAATATAATTCCCAATTCAGAAGACGCAAATATCTTTATTTTTTCAAGGTATTCAGTAAACCCAGAGGTATTGAGCCTGGTCGTCGACGTGTTGCAAGTGTACATTTTCCCACCCATTTCAAAATAACCTCTAAATAAATATGTTTCCTTAAAATATTCATGCAGCCAATTTTCTTCATTCCCCGTCTCATCTGCAATGCACTTTAACCACAGCCAATATAAAGCATTCTGATCAACAGACCGGCGTTTCTTTACGAACAGGTCAATGATCATATCTGATGTTTCATTGACATTTGATGAATTTTCGATCAATTCAATGATTTTGAGTTTAGTTTTTTGCCTGTTCATCTCCTTTTATCTTGTGATAAAGCGCCCTAAATTCTATATCCGTCTCATAATAATCGTTAAATTTACGGACGCTATATAAAACCCGATCATGTTGCCGGTAAATTGGTTGTCCTGTTTCATCGAGCGTAAATCCGTTATCAACTG